TAGGTCTTGGTTATGTCCAGTATCTTTCTGATTTGCTTCTTCACTTTAGCCTCTGGTGTCATTGCCATTGATCGCCTCCATTTTCTCTAGGTGCGCCGCTATTTCGACCCCGTGCTCCGTTTGGTAGCGCTCGTACTCCTCACCAAACAAACTGTTCAATACAGGGACTAGCTCTTTCAGCAACTCAGTGCGGGTGAACCCGCCTATGTGGGGTAAATCATCAATGTAGCGATCAAGGTCAACGCCTTTCAAATACTTTGCGCCATCCTCTGCCATGATGATGACTTCCAGCTGGCGTAATCTGCGATACAACATTGCCTCGCCTTTTATATCGTCGATTTGATTACGCAAGCGCTTGATGTACTGCTGTGCTTGGTGCAGCTTTTCTTTGTCGCTTAGCTCGCGGTACTCGTCAACGATTTGACCTTCACCTTTTGCTACGGCTTTTCCAAAACTCATGATCTTCTCCTGTTGTGTTTAGTAAGGGTGAGGGGGATAGTAGATTACGCACCCCCTCGTTGCGTTGAGAGCGTAGCGGTGCAGGGACAATCCTTATGGCCGAGGCCCACACCACCAACAAAATGTGTTTGCATCTACAAGGCTTGCACACGTTGCTTCATGAAATACCTCAGCCTGTCAGTTCTTTTAGCTTTTGCATGTAGTGTTCTAGTTTGCCGATGTCGTACTCGTCCTTCTTACCTTGGCGCAAACTGTACTTGATGATGTTGCCTTTCAAGTACCCAATAAATTCTTCGCGTGTCAGTACGTGCTCCATGATTACCCACGGCTGTACTGGCATCTCTTTGTAGTGGTTGCCGCCCACTTGTCGGTCGTCTGCTTTCATGCTTGCTCCTTCTATTTTATCGGGCGCATACGTTTAGCGCGGTACTCTTTCGTGACGATGTCCATCGCCTTCTCCATGTCGCTGATTGTCGTGTTGTCCAGCTGTGCGTCGTGTATCTCAAGCACCAAGTTCATAGCCTTGAGTTCTTCTGCCTTGAGGATGAATCGCTTGGACTCGATACCGCGCCTACCCACAGCATGAAGTGCGTCTAAGCCAGCGGTAATCTCTTCTTTCCAATCGTTGCCCAACTCAGGTCGCAACATCACGTATGCCTCACACATATTAAATGCAGCGATCAGAATGTCGAGGTCCGCGACAGTCGCGTCTCCCCTACGCAGTGCGTCCATGGCGTCATGGTTTCGTATGCGCAGTGTTGTACTGTACTCCACCGTCTTGAACGGTTGCAGCCCTTTGAGTACGTAGCTCATCACGTCAGCGCGGACACCCTTTGGCTTGTACTTGCTCTGCTTTCTCATTACTCGGTTCCTGTTTTTGAGTGTTGCTTGGCTGCACGCTCTACCGCCCTAGGTTTTCTGATGATTTTGTGCGGCTCGTTGATCTTGCGCTCCTCTTGGTTGGCAGCAATCGTGCGGAAGTCTTTCATGAAGTCGGGGTGAAACGTCTTCATGTAGTCAGGATGAAACGCGTTCATGATTGTCATAGCGGGCTCTCCGGTAGTTGTTGACGTTGCTTCGCTTGGTACTCCTTGACCTGTTGTGGAGTCCAAGGTGTCGGTGGTTGTGTTGGGAAGGGCCATGTCATTCTCTACCTCTTATTTGCATCGCAAGAATGTCGCTGCCGTTCTTCTCTGCAATGGACGCCAGCCTTTCACGCTCGTACTCAACACCCAGATCAAAGGCGTTCTCCATCGCTGTGACCGTGTTCTCGTTGCAGCCTACGCTGCGTAGCAGCATTGTCATTTCGTCTTTAGTCATCTGCTTTTTCCTTTTGCTCTGTCCGTTACTCTTTTCATGGCATCGCCATAGCTCATGCCCAACGCCTTGTCGATCAGTGCTAGCGCTGAATCAATGATCTCGTCGTAAACGCCGGGGTCTACTTCTTTGATGACGTTTAGAGTTATCTTTGCGTCCTCCAACGCCTCTACATCCGCGCTGTTGGCTTCATACAGCAAGTCGATGTCTTCTTGGATGGTGTCAAAGTATGGCTTGATGGGTTTGTGCGGTTTAATCCGATCAAACATTCTTTTGCCGAGTTCGTAAAACTCTTTGTCTCTACCTGTGATGTTACTTCTAGTCATTGGTAATCCTTACATGAATGGTGTTTTGCATCTTCGCGGTCTGTCCAAGTACCCGTGCACCCCGTGCATTTAAGTACATCCGATTTGACGGAGAACTTACCCGTCAACCTTGGCTGAGGTAACTCTAGTTGCTTCATAAGAACATGGTCTTCCACAAGGGTGGCAAAGTGTTCTATGTCGCCATGCAATGACAATCCATTAGTCTCAATCAGTTTAAAAATTTCATCTTTAGTCATCCATTGTCTCCAGAAAATACACAAGTCCAGCAAGGACAGCAAAGAACACGCCCGCCCCTACCAGCATGAGGAACGTCATCAGTGCGATGTTTTCTATGGTAGCCATCATGCCTTCTCCTCATGCACAACCATCACACGCGCAAGTAACATAATCCCAAACACCACTACACAGAGAAAGTAAAAAGCTCGGTCAGTACGATCCCACATGAACGGGTCAAAGTTCCCGCCCACGATTGCCATAAGCGGGTACACCAGCAGTGCCGATACTATGAACGGTGTAACGCACAGCGCCATCTCTTTAAGTTCTTTCATGCAAGCACCTCCACTTCTGATTGGGTTTCAATCCACACATGCGCACCACACGACAACGGTTTGTCGGGTGAATAAACAATTTTGCTTGGGCCTTTGATGTCCACAGCGTGCGCGTAGCGGTTATCTTTGTATGTTTTTACTGTAAGCACTGGGTCGTTTGCACCTGTTGCTCGGTTTGATTTAATGATGTGTTGGTTGACGTGAACAATCGTTTTCATAGCGCCTCCTTTCGTTTGGCTTCGATGGCGTTGTTGACAATGGTGCGCCACTCCTCGGGCGTGAAGCCACTCCAACCTTCGTGTTTAGCTGTCATGCCTAACGCTATGCCTCGTATCAACGCGCCCTCCATGACAGCCATGTGTTCTTCACTAGTCATGTACAGCGTGATGGTTGCACTGCCGTCTTCGTGTTCAATTATGTCTTTTACTTTCATGTGTTCTTCTCCAGTTCTGAAACCCTTGCCGACAGCACACGCACCATCTCGGTCAGCACTGCAACCTCTGCTAGTAACGCCTCGCGTGATGGTTTCTTAATATCTCGCACGTAGTCTTGCTTGATGCGGGACTCCATTTCAATGCGGTTAAATTCTTCGTCTTCAGGTGTCATGGTGTTCTCCTTAATTCTTGGCTAGGTAATACGCTGCGCACACCATTAGTGTGACGACAAGTGGAAACCATTGGGATTTCATATCAACCTCCGAAGATTGTTTTAAGTAAATCATACAGAGCACGAGCTTGCGTCACGCTCAGTTTATCAACTTCCCTTTGTGCGTTCCAGTTGTGGTTAACGAGCAGGGAGTGCGTAGCCTTGCGCGGGGCTGGGGTATCTTGCGCAGGTAGCGCGGCAATGCCAGCGGCTTGCACAGGTGCGCTAAGCGGCTTCACCTTCGCAGGCTTCTTAATCTTCAATTGCTTAACAACGGGCGACTTGCTCGACTTCAACGGCACATACGCGTTAGCCACCGCGGTCAGAGCGCCACTGATGTCTTGGTGAAACTGCCCTTGTCGTGTCATCTGATAGATCAACGAACGCACTGTGTTGTGCTTAAAACCTTTCTTCTCCATCATCTTCACGTAGAACACAGGCTTTTGGTTAGGGAAGTCGCGCACAGCATTGAATGTTTCGCGTGACGCGTTGTTGGTTGGTTTGAACAGGTGGCGTTTAGTTATTTGTTCCATAGTTGCTTTCGGGTTGTGGTTGATTTGTTTGGCTTGCTCGATGAGCATTTGCTCCTCCTCCCACGCGGGGAGGATTGTTTGAAGTTCGTCTTGTAAAGTAGGCATGACCGTTCCCTTTCTTAGAAGTTAAATTTGCTGAGGATAGAGTCCACAGCTTTCTTGGTGTCTTGGCGCACGTACTCGTTCTTACGCAACTCTTGTGGAGTCACGCCTAACAACGCTTGCTCAAGTTCTTTGCGTGCCGCCTCAAGGGTGGTATCCCCCACTACGTTGAGCGCTTTGGTCAAGTCGCACAACTCCAACGCACCATCGACAAGAGAGTCGTGGAAGCGGCGTTGCTTGGCCTCACCCTGCACGTAGTCAGTCGTCAGTCGATCGGACATACGCTTCATGTGGTCACCCAATCGTGCGCGGATGTCACGCATAGCAGACTCGATGCGTTCCTCTGCCATTGCGTTGAGACGTGTGCGCAGTTCCTCTTGTGCATCGTTGCCGATGTCAACACGAAAGTCCCCCGCAGTAGGCACAGGTAGGAAGCCGAGGCGAAAAGCAAACTTGGTCACCATCTCGTTGGCTGTCGGGTAGTCAGAGCGCTTGAACATATCCCCCAACGACATCGCTTGCGCAGAGATCAACGTAGGATAGATCGTCACGAACTCGGTGACCAAGCGCTCGAACTCCTCCTCGAATTGATTCATGCGCTCAGTGAAGGCGACGAAGTTCACAGTAGGTAACAGACGTAGACCCGAGTCAGACCAAGGTAAGGTGTGGTCATACACATACGTGCGTGCCCTGCCTACCATCTGTTGAATGACATCGAGTTCTGTGCGACCTGCGAGCAGGTGCTTGTTGACGCGTGCCGCATCCTTGGCTGTTGCGTTCTTGGTTGCGACTACCTCATCGGTGGTGCTCTTGTCTAGCTTGCGTGCTGTCCACACAGAAGCATTGAACTCCACCAACATAGCGCAGGTGTCGAGGTTGTAACGTGGTTGTGTTGTCATGATTGCTCTCCTTGATTGAAACGGATTAAACAAAGGGTCTTCAGTGTCTCGATGTCGCCGCCCTCATCTGCGCCATCGTGTCTTGCTGTAACGTAACAACCGCCATATCTGTGCGTGATGTGGATACTGTTAGCGCGTGGTGTAAGGACAAAGAGGTCTGCTTCTTTTGACACGCCTCTAACTGTCCCTACGTCACTCCAATCTACCTCGGTAATCATGGAACGATACGGATGACCTTGCCTGTGTGCGGCAGGAAGTCGTCGTTGTCAACGACACCCCACAGCAGAGGGAAGGGTGCTACCTTGTAGTCGGACTCGATGTACCCGTCAGTCAGCATGATGACTGCCTTGGGCTTGATCTCGTGCTCGGCTATGTACTCGGCAACGCATGACACAGTAGTACCGCCGCCACCCTTGGGCTTCATGAGCGTAGCGATCTGCTCGTACTCATGCGGCAAGAACTCTTGGTCACCTGCTACCTCGGTGTCCCACCACAAGATGCGTACCTTCTCGGGCTTGACGTTGGCACACACGCGAGCGATCTCACCGAAGATGATGGGGTACGCCCAGTGCATAGAACCTGACGTGTCACACGCTACAACCAACTCGCCGATGGACTCATCGAAGTGCGAGGGCATAACGAAACCCGAGGCAAGCATGCGCTTGTTGGGCGGACAGAAGCGAGAGTTCTCATCACCCTGACACACAGTCTGAATGAAGTCAAGCAACGCATCTTTCCAGTTGGTCGTACGCTCGGCGGCAGTACCGAACACATCACGCCCACCCTTGCCATCGCCACGCATCTTGCGCACCAACAACTCACCCTGACGATTGGCATCGTCGATCATCTTCTCTAACGCCTTGCGCTCGTCAGGCGTCATGTTGCTCGTGTCGATGATGTGCTCGTCGAACTCGCCGCCCTCTTGGAAGCGCGGGTCGTCAGGGTTTTCTTCTTGCTCCTTGAGTAAGTCTTGCAACACCTGTGGAAAGGACTTGCCCTCATACTTCTTGTCGACAAGCGGAGGCGTAGTCGTGGGGCGCTCGACGAACTTGAACTCGGGGTCCATCTCCTCGATCAACCCGTTGATGACGTAGTCCATAGCCACGTTGCAGATGCGGTTGCCGTGTGTCTTGCTGAGTTGCTCGTAGTAGGGCAGGACACAATGCTTGTATGCAACGTGACCATTCTCGTGAAGCACAAGGTAGCGCAGTTGCTTGCGTGTCATCGGCTCGATGAACGCTGAGCCGTAGAACTTGTTCTTGCCGTCAGTACCCGCAGTAGGTATGTCGTCGCGTACCTCGGACTTGCCCATACAGATATGACCTGAGAGCAAGGCGAACTTAGGGTGACGCATACAGTCGATGTTGGCCGCTTGTATGCGTTGGTTAAGGGGAAGTGTATTGAATGTCATGTGTCACCTCACTTGGTTGAGAAGAAAACTTTGTGTGTCTGCAACATCTTGCCGAAGCTATTGATGGTTGCGAACATAGCAACGCGCTGTGATGAAGCGATGGTGTTGCAGAAGATGGACTGCATCTCTGCACGCATACGCCACACATACTCGACGATAGCTTCTGCCTCGGCACGATTCTCTGCACGAGATACGAACTGAAACACTTGCACGAGTTGCGCGGTAGGGTTGTCGGACATCGGTGCGTTCTTGGGGTCTTTGATAACGCGGTCATACGAACAGATGTCACGACCGAAGCGAACGAATGAACCAAGCGCCTCGGCAGTAGTAGCACCGATGGTGCCGATCAATGCCGCCTCAAGGGTATCGTCATCTACAACGCCATCACAGCTATCGAGAATATCAGACGCCGCATTGAGAGATCGAGGCGAGGCATACGCGAGTTGCATACTGCGAGGGTTGAAGATGTAGCCATTGTCCTTGCTCATGTCCTTGCCCTCGTACTTGCCGCCCTTGTCGTAGTCAATGAATGAATCGAATACTTGTGGGTAGTTGTGGCAGAAGGCAGTCACGTTGGCATTGATACCGCGTGGGATAGCGTAGTTGTTGATCCACTCATCGACAGTAGGCTTGCGCATCTTGACGAACACGAGACGATTACGCAGGTGAGCTTGGATGCTATCGCCGAGACCCTCGGTGCTGAGGTTGGTAGCACAGAAGACAACGCTACCCTCGGGCATGTGATAGTTACCAACGCGGCGCTCGTAGATGATTGGGGCAAGCACGTTCTTGATGAACTGCGGCGCTTTGGCAATCTCATCAAGCATCACAAGGATAGGTCGTGCACCATTGATGCCGAGTTGGTTAGTCTTGGATACACCGAAACGCTCGTTGGGCAACTCACGCGACACGCCGTTCTCACGATCGAGGTCAGGCATCCACACAGAACCATCGGACAACTGGGTGCAATCGACAGGGTCAACAGCAATGTGGTCAGCGAACTTGTGCATGGCTTTGATTGCGTGAAAGAGTGCAGTCTTGCCGATGCCGTTCTCGCCCTCGACAATGATGGTGCGCTTGTCACCTGCGTTAGCGATAAGGTTTTGAACCTGAGTGAAAGAAAGATATTTATTCATGATTGAAAGCTCCTAAAAAATTGATGGGATTGCGGACACCTTGTCCGCATCCGAATGGTCAGTATACTGAATTGTCCATTGTTTGACAGAATGTTTTTACATATTGAATCCTTTCTTTATGCACGCCGATGCGTGATTGTTGTGCGAGGGTAATCCCCATGCTCCATGAATTGAGGCTGTTCGATTGCCTCGCTCCGCGTGTTAGCGCCCACTAACTGATAGACCTTGTTGAGAATAGCTTTCTCAAAGTCTTTCTCTGTAATAGGTTTCTCTAAGTCTGCGGGTGTTGACTTGCCCTTCCCGCCCGTCATGTAGCGATACCCGAGGTGGAAGTTTGATTGCTCATACCCACGCTTAGAAACAAGCGTGTCGTATATCTCTTGGCACAGTTCGAAGAAGTGGTCGATTGAATGTTGCTCGGGCATATCCTCATCCCATATAGCCTCGACAGCAAGACGCTCGGCGTGTGACGTGTCTCCGCCGCCGAAGGGGCGACCCTTGTGTTGTTGTGGCACACAGTTCTCTTCAAACTCAGGCATACGCATCTGTGCAAGCATAATGAAGTTGCTGAACTTTTCCTTGATGCGCACACGCCTAGCCTTGTCTTCTGCGTTGGACTTGTGCTTGAAGTGTGGTGCGTGCATGGACTTATCTACTATCAGCCGCCCTTCGGCGTCAAACATCAAGTCCACACAGAAGCTATCACCCTCGTTGTGGAAGACGTTGTTGTAATACAGCGGCACGACTACCTCCTTGCCCTCGGTGGTGGTACGCAACATACGTTCCCACACACCTAGCACACGCTGCTGATAACTCTTGCTCGTCACGCTGCTGTGCCCTGCGTATAGCACGCGGCTACGCCCGTCTGCGTTGGGTCGATAGAACCTACCCATCACAGTTCTGTACAGACACACATCGTAATATTCGCCGTCATTGTGTTGCTCAATGCGGTAGTGTCTGTTGCCCGATGCTCTCTCCTTGAGACAGCGCTCGTGTGATTGCCAATCCTTACACCTAGTGTGCGCGGGTTTGCTGTTGAAAAACTTCTCTGCTGCTTGATAGTTCATGATGGTAGCAACGCTACCTACGTGTCCAAAACTCATGATGTGCTCTCTTTCTTTGGTGGTTAAAAACTTGTGACTAACTCGTGGCGTGTGGTGATGTACTCATACAGGTCGTGTCCGTCATGTAATTCTTCCGAGTCGAAATCTTCTGCGCCATCCTCTCCTAGCGTGACGATGCGATAGCTACCCATCTCCAACGCGTATGCGTTCTCGTAGATAAACTTGTGCGCCATCACATCGGGGTATGACGGGTACCACTTGATGTCTGTCTCTTTGAACGTGATGATCGGGTCACGTTCATCGTCGTACTCACATTCCTCGATTGCTTTGCGTACCTCGGGGTCATCGTGTGCCAACATCAACGTGACGTAGGCATCTCTCGTTTGTATGTCATCGAACTTGATGACGTATGCAACATCGCTTCTGTATCCCATTTAAACCACCTCTTTCTCTTGTATCCAGTAGTGGTAAACACGCCCACTATTTGCGTCTTGCTCTTTATACAAACGCATCGCTTTCTCCGCGTCAATCTTGAACGCGAAGATTTCCTCTAAGTGCTGCGTCTTGCCGTCACTCGTCCAAAATAAATAAACCATTCTCATAGCATCTCTCCTTTCTCGTTAAACAACCAGTCATTCACATCGCAGGTATCTGCAATGCACTCGTCACTCGTGTAGTGCTCGTACTCTTTCTCAAGTTGCTTGTAGATGTCGTCGGCATACTCACGCGCCATCTGCAATGCTTCATCGCACCACTCAGTAACACGTGTCTGCACATCCATTGAGCGATACAACT